CGCCGGAGACGGCGGCACTCTTGCCGGAGGATCGGCACAAAAAGCGAAAGATGCAGATTCTGTTTCCGCACATGAGCCTGTTCCTCACCGGCGCAAACCTCAGCGGCCTCCAGTCAAAGTCGATGCGGCGGGTCTTTTGCGATGAGGCGTGGCAGTATCGCCCCGGCATGTTGAACGAAGCGCGAGGCCGTCTGCATGATCGGTGGAACCGGCAATTTTTCATCCTGTCACAAGCGGGCGTGAAGGGCGATGACCTCGACAAAGCGTGGGGACATTCCGACCAGCGCGAGTTTAGCTTCTCCTGTCCTGACTGCGGCACCGTGCAGGCTTGGAAATGGTGCAACGTCGTCGGCTATGAGGACGACACGCTCGAGCCGCTGGCACGGGCGCAGCTCGCTCGGCTGAAATGCGACAACGCCGAATGTGATTGGACATGCCCGGACTCGCCGCAACCGCGCCGGGCATTAGCCGAGGGCGGCCAATACGTCCCGACCGCCGTCGGCATGCCCGGCCACGTCGGCTTCCATTACAACGTGCTGGCCAACTGGCGCAAGCCGCTCTGGGAAATCGTCCTGTTGTGGCTGGAGGCCAAGGCCGCGATGCGTGTCGGCAACGTTGACCCGCTGCGGCAGTTCATCCAGAAGCGACTTGCCGAGGCTTGGGAGGAAGACCTGACCGACAACCGCGCGGCACTGGTCGGCAACGGCTACCTCGTCAGCGAGTTCACCGCCGGCCAGAAGATCGAGAACGAGGCGCACCGCTTCCTGACCGTTGACAAGCAGCGGGATCACTTCTGGGCAGGCGTGCGGGCATGGCGGGCGAGCGGCGAGTCGATGCTTCTTTGGTATGGCCGGATCGAGACATTCGACGGCGTGCATGACCTCGCCCTGCGCTACGGCATCAAGCCGCAGATGGTCTTTGTCGATGCTGGCTATGACACCGACCAGGTCTATTCCGCCTGCGCGCGGATGAACTGGACGGCCTTGCACGGCAGCGGGCAGAAGTCATTCGCCTACAAGAAGCAGAACGGCGATGTGATCCACAGGCCGTTCACTCGATTCCAGGACGCAACCGCCAGCGGCGGCGGGAAAGCCCGCTATTCGCACTGGGCGAGCGACCGGATCAAAGACATCCTGCACGCGCACCGCACCGGACTTGCCGGATCGTGGGACATCCCGGACGACATCTCGCCGGACTTCCTCAAGCAGATTGATTCCGAGGTCAAGAAGGAGGTGACGAACTCCAAGACCAAGCAGGTCGAGTATCGCTGGACGCGCACGCGCAACAACAACCACAGCTGGGATGTCGAATCGATGCAGATCGTGGCGGCGCTCATGCTCAAGATCATACCCGGCTTCGATGTTTGACATGGCGGACTAGTCGATGGCTGCCAACGTCCGAGAAGTCGCAAGAAATTTGTTCCACTACGCCAACGGCAACCCGCAGCGGATCGCCGGGATCAAGAGCGCGTTCGACGCGGCGATGGGTGGGGCACTCACAAAGGGCGGCATGGACTCCATCACGTCCGCCACCAAGAACGGCGTCACCATGGCGAAGCTCGTCGGCCTGAACGAAACCGAGCGGCAGACCGCCCTGCGGATGGCCATGGAATATCTGAACATCGGCTTCGTCCCTACGAGCAGCCGGTCACTCGGTCGATTTTAACACACGGACACCATGGCAATACTCGACCAATTCGGCAGACAGATCAGCTACAAGGCGGCACGCGCGGCACAGGACACGCGGTATCGCCCCTATGAGCCGGTTGAGAAGAAGGACATCAGCGACCTTGTGCCCGCGCTCGACCGCGTGACCTTGCAAAGCCACGCCCGCCGGATTTATCTCAACTTCGGACCCATCAAGAACGCCATCAATCAGCGCGGGATGTATACCGTCGGGCGGGCGTTCGTGCCGATCTACACCGGCGGCGATGAAGCCTTCGGCATGGCCGCCACCAAGTTCCTGACCGACAGCTTTTACCCCATCGGCGATGGGCGCGGAGGGATGCACGACCTCAAGACCAACCTGTTCGGATTCTCGACCAGCATTGATGTGGACGGTGAAATCTTCATCCTGCTGACTGAGACAGCCACCGGCTTCCCGCAGTATCAAGGCATCCCATCCCACCGGATCGCCACCCCGCGCGGATTCAGCGATGGGCAGATGTATCGCGGCGGCATGTTGCAAGACGGCATCACCTACTTCCCAAGCGGCGAGGCCAAGGAGTATGCGTTCTGCGACAAGCGCGGCGAGCTGGATCAGTGGCTGCCGGCGCAGAACGTCATCCACCTGTTCGATCCTGAGTATCAATACCAGGCTCGCGGTCTGACCGCCCTAACGCATTGCATCAACGACTGCCGGGACATGATCCAGAGCACCGAGTGGGAGCGTCTGGCCATGCTCCAGATGAGCAGCATCTCGCTCGTTGAATACAACGACAACGGCGGCCCCGACCTGGACGACCCTTACAACGCCCTTGTCGGCGACACCGCATCATGCAAAGGCATGACCGTCGAGTCACTGGACGGCGGCACCGTCCGCTACTTCCGCAGCAACAGCGGCGGGAAGATCGAGACGCTCGTGAACAACCGCCCCGGCAACCCGTTCCTCGACTTCCACAACCGCCTGCTCAAGGGCGCGTTCGCCGGACTCAACTGGCCGATGGCACTCTACGAAGGCCACGCAGCCGGGGGCGGCACGGCGCAGCGCACCGAGATCGCCATGGCGCAACGCTCCGTCGAGGATCGGCAAGACCTCCTTTTCTACGCGGCCAAGCGGCTCTGTGGCTATGCCATCTCCAAAGCCATGAAGCGCGGCGACTTGCCGCAGTCCCCCGACTGGTATCAGTGGGAGTTCTCGACCCCGCCGAAGCTCACCATCGACGATGGCCGGATCACCAAGGAGCTGGAAGCACTCTGGAAGATGGGCGCGGCCAACCTGCGGGACATCGTGTCGATGCGCGGCAAAACTTTGGAAGCGCATTACACCGAGCGGGCGCAGGAAGTCGCGCTTCGCAAACTGGCAGCCCGTGACGCTGCGACGCTTTACGGCGTGGACGTTGACGACCGCGAAATGTCCATGCTCACCCCGAACGAAATGGCACCCACCTCACCACAAGACCCCCAATGAAACTACTCACCATCGAAAACCGAGTCGCCAAGGTGCGGCTGAATGATGCAGTCACGCCATGGAGCGCAGACGACCTGATCGCCGACATCGAGCGCAGCTACGGACAGAAGGCCGTCGCTGAGAACATGACGCTCGGCAACCTGCAATGCTCCGCCGACGAGGCACTTGAGACGCTGGAGATCGAGATCAACTCGCCGGGCGGATCGGTGCTCGACGGCTATCGCGTTTACAACTCGCTGATGCAGATGCGCGGACGCGGCGTCGAGATCATCGCCACCGTCAACACGCTGGCCGCCAGCATGGGCAGCGTCATCCTGATGGCCGCGAACAAAGTGCGGATCGTCGAGGGCGGGCGCATTATGATCCACGAAGCCAGCCAAGCAGTCGCCGGTGATGCGGCCACGCACGCCCGCGCCGCTAAATTGCTGGAGGAAATCTCCATCGAAATCGCAGGCATTTACGCCAAGCGCACCGGCGGCGACCCCGACGAAATGCGCGAGCTGATGAAAGCGGAAACATGGATGGGCGCAGCCGAAGCCATGGAGCGCAAGTTCGCCGATGAGATCGTGCAATTTGACACGCCAGCCAAGGGCATGAGCATCCTCTCTAAACTATTTCCGGGCAACGACGAAGCACTCAAGATCGAAGCGGCCATCGCTGAAAACGATTCCCTTCGTGCCGACCTGACCACAGCCCACGCACTCATCGAAGAACTCAGCGGCCACGCCGAGACAATCACCCAGCTCCGCGCCGAGCTTGCCACCGAGCAAGAGAAAGCCGCCGAGGTGACTGAGAAAGTCGAGGAGCTTGAGAAGAAAGCCGAAGAGCTGGAAACCAAGGTCGAGGAGCTGGAGAAAGAAGCCGAAGTCACCGAAGACAAGGTCAGCGCACGCGCTGCCGAGCTGCTCGCTAGTTCCGGCCATCCTGCTCCTGTCGCACTTACCGGCGACAACGGCGAGCCACCCGTCAGCCACCTCAAGGCCATGGCCTCCATGACCCCAGCCGAGGCCGCCGAATACTTCGCCCTGCACAAAGCAGAGATCCTCTCCGACAAAAACCGCTACGCAGTCTAACCCCCTTTTAACTCTCAACTACTGAACCATTATGGCCACCATCGCACTCAACGACAAAATCTTCACGCAAGTCGCCCTTCAGGCATTTGTGGCGAAGCTCGCCCCCCTCAACGCATTCACTCGTGACTTCAGCGGAGACGCTCGACGCAAAGGTGATGCTGTCATCGTGCCGCTCATCAGCGGAATCACCGCAACCACTTTCAACAACTCCTACGAAGTTGGCGGCGGTGCAATCACCTTCGCAACGGTGAACGTCAACAACCACCGCATCGCGTCCATTGACCTTACCGACGTGCAAGTTGCAAACAGCTCCGCAGCTGTCATGGACAACCTCGCTATCCAAGCCGGTGAGTCCCTCGCTCGCATTGTGCTGCAAGACATCTGGTCTGCGATCACGGTCGCCAACTTCGGTGCTGCGATCCTCACGACTGCCGGTGCAAACTACACCATCGCTCAGATGGGCGCACTTCGCAAAGCACTTGCACAACGCAACGTGCCGACCGACCGCCTCAGCTTTATCTCCGACAGCGAGATTTACACCGGCCTGCTGACCTCGTCCGGAGTTGCCCAAGCGCTCAACTACGGCGGCGGCGAACGCGAGTACTACGACCGACTACTTGCCGGATACCCGCAACGCGAACATGCACGTTTCATCACTCCGAGTGAAGTTGCCGAGTTGATCTGGTTTCTCGCGCAGCCAGCCGCCGCACCGATCACTGGAGCAAATCTGTCCATCGATTTCGGACTGTCTGCAGGAATCTTTCCGTAGTCTTGCGGCGTGAGCATCGACCCGAACAAGCTCAAGTTCTTCTCGTTTCTCCTGTTCACCAAACTTGAAGGTGCAGTCACTTCGGGCATGGTGCACCTGGGCGATCAGCTCGGGTTGTACCGGGCATTGGCGGCAGCTGCCCACCCTC